CCACCACCAACTTCCTGTCGAGAAGTTGGTGTATCCAGGCCCTTGCGGATTCGGATTCTAGAAAACCCCCTTGCGAGGGTTGAATCTAGATGGTGGGTACACAGAGCAAGCCAAAGTTTCATCGACAGCTGGGCTCAATGCCCAGAGAAACTTAGTCTGGAGGTTCGTCTGACTTGACAAACACTCGAGAGACTCCCTGTATAGCTACAGGTTGACTTGTAATCTGCGGAGAGAATACACTCTCACTGTTGCGACCACGGCTACGTTTGACTCGCCTCACATGGATTGTCAGTCCTTGTGTCACCGGTAGGCTTATCGTAGATAGCGTGCTCTTTCGCTCCATCAACGAACCACTCAGTCTGAGGTTGTGTTACCTTTACTCCGCAAATACAGGCGACATCTAAATCTATTGATTTAGAATTAACCTATATAGCTGAGCTAGGCCCACTCCCACAGCTAAGTTGATTTCGTCTTCGCATTCGTATCCTCCTTCGTCATCTGAAAATTGGTACTTCAAGCGATCACTCAAAGCAAAGAGGTCATAATCTCCCTTCGGACTACCAAATTTCTACGTGTATTTCTACACTCGAAACCTGAAAAAGTCCTCCAGTAAGACGCTGACTTTCTAAGCCTTAATGCTGTCCAACAAAGCTTGCGCATGCAGAACAGGGTTAGCAATGATCTGTGCATTCTCCTTCGTATAATAGATGCGAGTCCCGAGCATTTTTCTGACATCTCTGTAGAAATGCCACTCACTAACGGACCCTTTGCAGAAAGTCCATTTTGAGCAAAACTCGATATCCCACCAATCACGAATGAAAACTTCAGACACACACTGACCTAAACCGACATTCCCAACTTTCTAGCGACTAGTGAGTCGTAGAATGGAGTCCCTGACTCGAGCTGCCACTGGTTAGGGCACGAAAGCGACAGTATCATCTCCTGATGCACCAACAAAGACGCTTTCGTCACGCCAAGGCTAACGAATTCCCGCTTGCTCCATATAGTAGTACATGTACAAGATCGATCGGAAAGTGTTGCCCAGCGTGGTCTTGGTCGGGTGTCCAGAAAAGGTAGTTCCGTAGATGTGTTGATACGCGTAATTGCTCTCCACGTAGTAACGGTCCATACCATTCTTTTCACTCCTTCCATGACTCCTAACCCACGCCTGCCATACCTCTTAGTCCCATTTTGTGTGTCCTAGCTCTCCAACATAGAAAAACAGTATCGTCGATTTCTCAAACAAAAACTGCTTCATCTTGCTGAATACCTAGTCCACTGGAGCTGTGAAGTACGGACAGACTTCTTTCATCTGTTAGAGGATGGTCAAAAGATGTTGATCAATCGTCTTCCAAAACCCGTCGTCGACGCATTACTGCAATTCTGCGAATTGGGTTGAGTCGAAAGCGCTGCCATCTATAGAGATAGATTTCATGCCTTCGTTGACTTTTGACCGGAAGAGAGCAACGAGGTCCTTCTTGCCATAAGAATGTATGAAAGCTGGTTAAGCATTTTTAATCGGTTGCCAAAGCAACGATTGCAACGCTGTCACCAATCCACACAACCTCTGACAAGGGTTGAAGATGTTCCTAGGTCGGTCTTTTCTGTTGATTAGAAAGCCGTTCGCATCGACCTAGAGATCATCCCCATCCTGACACTCGCCACTCTTGACAATAGCCATGAAGTCGCCACTCCAATCGCTCAATCCAGGACCAAGCTGCTGAAGTATCGTCTCCACATAACACCTTCGCTTTTGAGTAGACCAGTCTGACCGCCCATCAACCCATTTTACTGGATCAAAAGGCTAAGCATCCACCACAAACCTCTTCCCGAACCAAGACCAGTACCTATCACACATCTCTCTAAAATTCACCAGGTGACCTGGTTCATAATGAAGAGTTGGAGACAGATGCCGATGCTTGATCCCGTAGATGAGATTGTGCGGTGACTTGCTGGACCATTCGTACTCTTTGCGGCCGGTGACTAGGCTAAAGCCCGTCTTGGTTTTGTGCCCACTCGACACAAAATCCACGACCTTCCCACCTTTATCCCACATGGACGCCTTAGGATGCTTGATCAACCATTGATTGAGTACTTCCGTCATTTAGACATTCCTCCTAAACTATTTCTAATTCGCGGAGTAATGCCTGGCCGCCGGCTCGCTGACAGGACAAGGCTTCACATAAAATGACGCCTCCTCTGCCATCGGACTAGCGACTGTCGGTTTCTTCTTCTCTGGCTTTCTCTTGCAAACTTCGTTGTCCACCGCCCACTTGACTTCAGCCTTCTTCAGAGCCTCGCCTCTAGATAAAACTACCTTTGAAGCAAAACCTAAATCCGACCCAAGTCGTAACGTCATATCTGCACCAAATCTAACGTTCTGTCGTTAAATCTAGTCGTTATAACGCTGGGGCGCCTCGCCTTCTTCTGCGTCTACTTTCCTGATCTGAGGAAAGAAACGCAACACTGGTGCATAGTGTGCATCGAGAGTGAGTTCGGTGCGTCTCGTCAAGAAATCAAAACCGTACTTGCGCACGTAGAAGTGCATGCCTACCCTGAAAGTAAATCCAAGCTAAACATGACCTGTATTGAAATCATGAACTCTTTGCAGAGTCGAGACGTCCTCACACCTCTCATAGATAGTCTTAATCGTACCGATATCTACCTGCCTTGGTAAAAATCGATCGCGATGGATTGGGATGACCTTCACGGTTTGTGCCATCATGCACAAAACATCCAATCTGTCGACTATCCAGTTTGCTTGCACACTGTGACTCTCGATATGCTATCTCTACCTTCGCGTTAGGGCTGGAACAACAATGTCACTAATGACAAGTTATTCGGATTCCACACTGACTTTCACATGAGAATACCACCCATAATCAAACCTCGTATCAGCATTTGCAACACTGACTAAAGGATGATCGTAAGTGATACCCGCACTTCTCGTCACCATGGTCACCCAGCCTCTTCCCCCTTTTTCGTGAACTAACACTTCACCTTAGCCACAAGGTAAAGCATAACGTCCACAAACAGGATGGAAAAGACCGCCAACAACTTTCACACTTCCGCGTGTTACCGGTTGCCACCCAGCTAGGTAGTAGTGCACATCAAAGAGCCAATAATGCACCGAAACTCTTGGAGGAACGATTGTGTCGCGCTACCACTACTGAAC